ATGATATTGTAGGCGCAAAACAATTTTATATTCACTATCATCAGATTGACCACAATCGTGTTTTGTCTGGTCTTCGTACCTTTGAATTGGTGAATCCTGAGTGGCGTTACCCTTATCACATCGTTCACCTCAATCGTTCATCTGGTGCTCTGGTAATCCCCAAGATGACCTTCCATCGTTCATACTCTGGTGCGGAGGGTTCTATCGTCATCAACCAAGCAATTCGTGACCCAGAGTTTGATCCAGAGACAGAGTTTGTTCCAGTATCCGCAGCAAAGAACCCTGACCTTTATCACATTCTTGCACACGAAAAGCCAGTCATTCATACACTTGGAGAATAATGAATTTTACACCTGAACAATACCGATTAATTTATACTGCTGTTCGTCGGTATCAAATTGAAAAAACTCTGCACGATAGTAAGGAGTACAACGAATGTTCCGAGGTACTTGACGAACTCTTTGATCTGGTCTATACTCAGAGACAAGAACAACCCACTTGATCATGGTTATTTCCACAACTGAAAAGTTTCCCCATTCCTCGTTTCCTTTTCGTCTTGACTTAACTGAGGGAAAGGATAAACGAGTATGTTGGTTTGAGTGTCAAGCCCATGTAGATAAGTTTATCAAACAACATCAACTTAAAAAGAAAGATTATACTTTGACAATTAAAGATGGCTGAACTAACACTTTTAACTCTTTTGAACTTTGTTGCTACTGATTTTTGTTCCTCTAAAGTTAGAGGTATGGATACTCTGAAGTCAGTTCTCGTTGCTTACTCTAAAGCAAATGATAAGTTCGGTGGTTCAAATGTACGACGAGTAATTACTAATTCTCCTGGACTTGAAGCTGCAGCAATTGCAATTGCGGTAAGTAAGTGTCCAGGTCAACTTTGAGGATAGATATGCAAGAATTTGAATGGATTGACGATTGTTTCCGAGTAGAAGAAAAAAAGTGGGGAACTTGGTCTTCCTACGATAAAGAAGGTAAAGAACTTATTACTTCTCTTCAGAAAGAACTCTGTGTTTCTGCGACTCGTTGGTATCTAAAAGAAAAACAAGAAGGGTTCGTTGAAAACGAGGTTAAATATGAAGGTGTGGTAGGAGGCAAACTCTGATGTACGAACCCCAAGTCAACGATTATGTTAGATGGACAAAAGGAGTTGAGGGTTGGGTTTATTTTAAAGACAATGAATATATTACAATTGAAATTGGTGTAAAACCAAAGAATCAAGAAAATTATGAAGCGTGTTCAATTCACCGTAATGATCGTTTGATGGTACTATGTTACCATAGTCAATGGAAAGAGTTGGAGTATGTTAAATCAAGAGAATCCAAATACGAAGAAGAAAACAATGTGGCGTTGGTGGGCTAAAGCACTTGGAGAAAAGGCATCTAAATGCGACCGAGAATCTGATACTATTGCTTGGATACGCACCTTTATTTTTATTACTTACTTGGTTACTAATTGTTTTATTGTGGCCGGGGTTATACGACACTGGAATGACACTGCTCCAGTAATCTATATTGAGATTAAAGATGGATCACAACTCCCAGAAGCCTGATACTAGAATACCACTTACAATAACCTTAGTTGTCTTGTTTTTGCTTGACATGACTATCATAGGTGGTATATTATATAAAGGACATGCAAACTTTTCTGAATTAATTAAACACTTGAAATCTTAAATATGTTTAATATTTTTAAAAAAATTTATAAAAAAGTATTGGAATATTTTAAAACTAGAAAAATGATTAGAGATCTTCAACAAGAAGATCCTTTTATTTACAAATGATAATCTGGGGAATTTCATCTGAAAGTCACAATGCGGCACTTTCTGTTTTTATGAATGATACTCTCATTTTCGCTAGTGAAAGTGAGAGGTTTAGTGGTATAAAGAATGATCCCCAGTTGAATGATAGTATAATTGACTATACACTAAAGTTTGGAAAACCAGAACTGGTTTGTTGGTATGAGAATCCATATAAGAAAACTCTTAGACAACTTCTTGCTGGTCAAGGATGGATTCAGAACGTCAAGAAGTATGTTGATGCTCCGATCAAATATTATGATCATCATTATACTCATGCTTGTGCTGGTTATTTCACCAGCAAGTTTGATGAATGTTGTGTGGTGGTTATTGACTCTATAGGTGAGTTTCAAACACTTACGATCTGGGAAGCGAAAGGAAACAAATTAAAACTGAAATTTCAACGAAGATATCCACACAGCATCGGACTTTGGTACTCTGCAATGACCCAAAGGTGTGGATTGAAACCAAATGAAGAAGAATATATTCTCATGGGAATGTCTGCTTACGGTGATAAGAAACGCTATGAGGATGCAATCTATGATGATTTCATAGGGTGGAGAACAGCAACATTTAATAAGAATTTACATAAAGGCTGTAAGGATTGGAGACCTGATATTAAGAATACTTTTGATATTGCTGCTGCAACTCAGAGTATCTACGAAACAATGTTTAGAGATATACTGCAGAGGGCATCTAATATTGTTAAAAGTAGTAATTTAGTTCTGATGGGTGGGTGTGCATTGAACTGTGTTGCAAATCCAATTGCATATTATTATTTTGATAATGTGTGGATCATGCCTGCACCTGGAGATAGTGGATCTGCGATTGGTGCTGTACTTGCACATAAGAAGAAACATATTAAATGGCAGGGCCCTTATCTTGGATATCATATTAAATCAGTTGCATCAAATGAAGAGATTGTTAATCACTTGATGGATCATGGTCTCTGTGGAGTTGCAAGGGGTCGTGCAGAGTTTGGTCCTAGGGCATTAGGTAATCGTAGTTTGCTTGCTGATCCTAGAGATCCTAAGATTAAGTCAATGGTTAATAATATCAAACAAAGACAACAGTTTAGACCATTCTCTCCTGTGATAATGGAAGAATATGTTCATGATTATTTCAGGATGCCTACAAGTTCTTCACCATATATGCAATATGCTGTCAAATGTAGATACTCTAAAAAGTTTCCTGCGATTGTTCATATAGATAAGACAAGTAGAGTTCAAACTGTAAATAGACAACAGAATGTAGAACTTTACGATCTTTTGAAATTATGGAATGAAAAAACTGGTTGTCCTATGTTATTGAATACAAGTTTGAATATTAAAGGAAAACCAATGGTAAATGATGAGAAAGATTGTAAAAATTGGGAAGAAACTTATGGAGTTAAAGTGTTCTCATAAATAAAAAAATGAAATATAACTGATTATGATTAATCCGAATATAATTAATTCTATAAAAAATAATGATTTTATTCCATTTCCAAATACATTTGTTCACAATTATGGAGAACCGGAAGTAAATATTAGAGAATCTGTAGTTGGTGAATGGGATTTTTATGGAATTGATACATATGAATTTTATAAAAAAAACTTAGAACGACAACCCAAAGATTGGTATTATCGTAATAATAAAATTAAATATACTTTAAATTCTTATGGATACAGAACCAAAGAATTTGATCAAATAGATTGGAAAAATTCTATAGTAATGTTCGGATGTTCGCATATATTTGGAACTGGTAACGACGATAAACATACTATTCCGTATTTTTTGGAACAGATGATCGGAATTCCAGTAATAAATCTTGGAGTTGGTGCAGCTTCAATACAATTTTGTCTCCATAATTCTTTAATGTTGTACAAAAAATATGGAGTTCCAAAAGCAGTTATATATGGTTGGACGGGAATTACTAGACATCTTTTATATCAGAAAGATTGTGTTTTGATGAATACAAAATTTGAAGATATTAAAGAACATCCTGCAAAAGTAATTGCAGCAATTGAGGAATCCACAAAATCTAAATTAAAACCCGTTGATGCAGTTAAAGCCGTTGACCATTTGGTTGCATTTAACATGGTAAATGTCGAGTTAATTAAAACCATATGGCAAAATAAATGTCCACTATATGAATTCACTACTTTTCCAACAACGTCTAAGGTATTAGATTGTGAATTATATTGTCCAATTCCGAATGATTATGCAAGGGATTTATCTCATTTTGGAAGACATTCTAATAAATTGTTTGCCGAAAAAATTTACAATCACTTTTTAATTATTTAAAATGAAACAAATTTATAATTTGGATTGGAAAGAATATGATGATCTTGTTCTTAATTCAATATCCTATCAGTATTTTCCTAAAGAAAAATTAAATTATAGTCCTGGAAGAATTGTAGAGCCTTTACTTGAATTAGAAAAAGAAAAAATAATATATGTACCAATTGGAAAAAATGCCTCTACATCAATTGCAAATTCTTTAAATTTTACTCCAGTAAAAATTATTTTACAATCTGATAATAGATTTGACATAGACATTCCCGAAAAATACAGAAATGGATATAAGTTTTTTATTGTTACCAGAGATCCAAGAGAAAGATGGGTATCTGGAATAAATGAATTTTTTAATATTCATGTCTATGAAGGAGTGGATTTTGATGGAGATAAAAAAAGATCTAGAAATAAGTTTTTATCGGAATTAAAAAACAACAAATTTATATTTGATGGACATACAGAACCTCAATTGTCTGTTATAAAATTTTGTTTTAAATATGATCTAGATATAACTCTTTTAAAACTTGATGGAAATTTGAATAAAAAAATATCTAATTTATTGAATAGAGAAGTTGCAATAAATTATGATAATCCAATTCAAAAGTATAAATTTAAATTGAAAAATTATAAATTTTGTAATGATATTCTAACCAAGTATTGCATGGAAAACGAACATTTTTTAAATTTATATGCAATGGATTTTTATTTGTATGATTGTTCCATATAAAAATACTAACATGAAAGTAATAGATAGAAATATTATTAATAGTAAAATAACATTTTACGACATTACTAAAGATGGACAACTTATAAAATATTCTTATAAAGAATTTGAACAGTTGGTAGATCTTATTAAAAATTATTTTTTATCTAATTATAATATAAAATTTGGAGAAACAGTTCTTATTGGTTATTATGGAACTTGTTTGGCTAAATTAGCCAGTGTTTTTGCTTGTTTAGAATTGGGACTTTCGATTTCAATCGTTGATTATAATATCACTATAATATCACCAGAATCTGCCACAAAAACAAAATTGTTATCTCCTATACATTATTTTATTTGTGAGGATGATGAATTTCCAAAAGAAAATCCTAAAAGCAAATATGCTATTCTAGTAAAACATTGTTTAAATACAATTTACTTTACCGATATTAAAAATCATCAATACAATAAAGATCTCAATTGTAAAGTAAAGATTGATCCAAAATCAATAGCAATGAGATGTACATCTAGTGGAACTACTGGAACTCCAAAAATTATAGAACATAGTCATGAATTTCTATTTGATTTATGTCAAAGAAATTCCAAGATGTTCTACGGAAATGTCGTGAACGAAAAGTGTTTGGGTCATGGTAGTGGACCAGCAACCTATTTCATTCCTACATTAATGTCTAAAGATGTTAAAAATGTATATAATTATTGGGGAGAAGGTTCTGAGTTTAATGATACTGGATATTTTATGAGAAATGAAAATATTTTTGATCATATTATGATTGCATATACTCACGATATTGATGGATATTTAAATAATATTAACGAAGATAATCCACCATCTAGAACTATAATCTACACACTATCCACAATAAAGAAAGAATGGATACCATATGTTAGAGAAAATAAGATAAAAGATATTATAAGTATTTTTGGAACATCGGAAACCAGTGGGCCATTATTCTTAAATTATGCGACTGATAAAAACTTTGTTCAAAATAAATTTAATTTAGTGGACGATTACTATAAAATTTCTTTTACTGAAAAAAATATTTTGGAAGTGGATATACCAATTTACAATCGAAAACTTTGTACAAATGATGAATTTGAAATTCGTAATGACGGATTTTATCATAATGGTCGATCAGATTTGATACGAATTAATGGACATGTAGTAGATATTCATAGTCATAATAAAATATTGGAAGTTCTTAGCCCATATCTAGATGCAAAGTTTGTTTATGATCCGGCTATTAATGAGATTTATTTAGCTGTGTGGAAAAATACTTTGGATCTTCATATTTTAGTTGATAAAATTAATACTAAAATTGGAACTATTTGTTGGGCTCATCATATAAGTAAATATGAAATCCTAAATCCTAATTCATTTTTTACTGGTATTAAAATGGATAATCAATTATTGAGAGATTATTTCAGATCTAATGTTGAAATAAAATCAAATATATCCAATTTTATTTTGGCACATAAAGATGAGTACTTAAATATATTTGAGGGGTTGGAATGTAAAAATGATCAAGTTTAATCTACTAAAACAAAGTTCTTTGCATTTAAATGCAAGTAAAGAAACTTATATAAGCCATTTATTCTGGGCTTCTTATGCGGGGGTTAAAATGATTGTAGTTGGATTTTCTAGTATAATTCATGGAATTGTTCCTGCATTTTTTACTGGAACAGCTGCAAAAACAGTCATAGATTTTTATCATAAAAGACTGATTGGGCATCCAAATAAAGAATACTCCGATTATATATCTAAAAAATTTGGTAAAAGGAACTTATAATAGTTATGAATACAAATAAAACTTTCTGCATGGCTCCTTGGGTTCATATGAATATTGGACCTAATGGTGATGTTTATCCATGCTGTTTGATGCCTCTATGCGATGTGGAGAAAAATGTTTGTGATAATGGTATTAATGAATCAACTTTAGAGGTTATTGCTTCTGAATGCAATGGTGACCCAAGAGATTTTAGAATGGGTTCTCTGATGAATGAATCTCTTAAGGATATTTGGAACAATGAAAACATGAGAGAACTTCGTAGAAATATGATTGCAGGAGAAAAGTCCAATTATTGTACTGCATGTTATAAAGAAGAAGAAATAGGACATGGTTCTCCTAGACAAATTTTTAATAATCTTTATGCAAATAATTATAAGTATGTTAAAGAGACAAAGGAAGATGGAACTTTTGAAAGATTCAATCTTGTTTATTGGGACTTTAGATTAACTAATATTTGTAATTTCAAATGTAGAATGTGTGGACCTGGGTACAGCAGTTCCTGGGAACAGGAAATGAGAAAACAATTTAATATCGAAGGAGAGTATCCAAAAATTGACATAGATATGGTTCGTCAAGATATTGAACCACTATATGACATTGTTGAAGAGGTATATTTTGCTGGCGGAGAACCTTTAATTGCGGATCATCACTATGAAATTCTGAATAAGTTAATTGAAAAGGGTAGAAATAAAGATGTTCGGATATCATATAATACTAATTTTAGTACTTTAAAATATAAAGATCAAAATGTTTTAGACTTATGGCAAAAATTTCCAAATTTACAGTTATCAATAAGTTTTGATGGTGTGGGTAAACGAGGTGAGTTAATTAGGAAAGGATTTGATTGGCAAAAGTTTTTAGATAACTTTAAAATGTTTAGAAGTAAATTTCCTCGTAAAAGTGTATCAATTAATTTTGTTATTCAAGCTTTAAATTGTTTTCATTCTATGGATGCTCAGAAAGAACTTTACTTAAGAGGTATAATTAATAGTTGGGATGACTTCAATTTATGTTTGCTTCATACTCCAGAATATCTTTCTGTTACTATTCTTGATTCTGAATTGAGAAAATCTTTAGGAGAAAAGATTAAATATCATATTCAAAATTATCTTGTTCCCGCAAAAGCCGAAAGATCAATTAAAGAATATATGTCTGTTCTTAAACTCTTGTCTACCGATAAGAATGATCATTATATTCCTACTTTTAAGTCATACATTTCCACACTAGATATTATGAGGAATGAAAATTCTTTAGAAGTTTTTCCTGAATTGGAGAGGATTCTGCATAATGATTGACAAAGGTAAATTTGATTTGGGTGGAGAAGTTTTTTGTTGTGCTCCTTGGTTAACTTTGGATATTAGACAAGATGGTGAAGTTAAACCATGTTGTGTTTCCGAATACACTTACGGCGATATTAAAGAAAAATCCCTATGGGAAATTTGGAATGACGAGCCCATAAGAAAATTTCGTGAAAATATGATAAATGGAATACCACATAAAAGTTGTCAGGTATGTTATAACAATCAAGCGGCCGGAAAAAGTTCTTTAAGACAAGATTTTAATCAAGATTTGTTTACAAACTACAAAAAATTTGTGTATGAAACAAATGATGACTATACGGTAAAAGAGCCTGGATTTATCTGGTGGGATTTGAAATTAAGTAGTAAGTGCAACTTTAAATGTAGAATGTGTAGTTGGACTTCAAGTTCTAGTTTTGAGTTGGAACAATTTGGTAAAATTTCTGGTCGATGGAATGCATCCGAAAAAACATATGAAGAAATTGAACCATATCTTGGAATGGTTAATCATCTATATTTTTCCGGTGGAGAGTCTTTAATCATAGATGAACACTGGAAAATACTTGATAAAATAATTGAGTTGGGTAGAAATAATAAGGTTACAATAGCATACAATAGTAATTTTAGTAATCTTGTTTATAAAGGTAGACATATATTTGATCTATGGGATCAGTTTAGTAGAGATGTTCAGATACATATTAGTGTTGATGGTGTAGGTGCCAGAGGAGAGTTAATCCGAAAAGGATTTAAGTGGGATAGATTTGTATCTCATGCAGAACAATTTAGAGATAGATTTAAAAGAAAAGAACGCACCCATGAACTACACTTTGATTGTACAGTTCAAGCATTAAATATTTTTGATGTTGTTACCTTACATCAATATCTTTATAATAGTGGATTGATGAAAGATATTGATTTCTTTTTCTTGAATTTTTTACAAACTCCAAGAGAACAATCAGTCTGGATTTTAGATAAAAGGACAAAAGAATCTGCAAAACAAAATATACGGAATCATATTGATAATTTTTTAGTTCCTAATAAGGCTAAAAGGTCTATAGGTTTCTACGAAAGTTTGATAACTTATATTGATCTGTATCAGGAACAAAAGTTAATACCACAGTTTTTAGATTCTATGAGAAGTTTTGATAAAATAAGAAATGAAAGTGTTATTGAAACATTTCCAGAGTTTCAGAGAATATGGGATGTAATTAAAGTCAGACCTAAGACTTGATAAAAATTTAAACAAGTGGTATACTAGATAAAGGGTAAATGGATTTAATCATGGCAAAAAGAACTTACACAATTGAAAAGAAAGATCCAACACACACTCAAGTATGGGAATGGAATGAAACTCCAGAACTGGTTAAGCTCCTTAAAGAACTACACTCAAACAAGTCCACATTCAGCACTGGATCCAACAACCCCGTGGTATGATTGGCTATGTTATTGCGAAATCTGTGAGAGTCTAGGCCCTATTCCAGGTCAACCTTCTCTTCGCAGATTCATGGCATATCGAAGATATCTTAAAGAAGTGGGTGTATTATAACTAATGTCATCTGATTTTTTTGATATTCATCATAAAGAATTATTGGAAGTATGCCCCACTGGCGTAGATCCAATTCTTTGGCAAAAATTTAGATCTGCTATGAAAAAAGCAAATCAATACGAAGAACAAGAAAGTGGGCCTATTCAAATTGACCTAGAGTTAAACGGGACATGTAATATGGAATGCCCTTTTTGTATACATGGGTATGGTGAACAGACAGGATTGGATAAAAATATTACTCTCGATCAGGCCAAAAATATTCTCAGACAAGCTCGCAAATCTGGATGTTATTCTTTAAAGTTAAACTATATCAACGAACCTCTTTTGCGAAATGATCTTGAAGAGATTATTTTATATGCCCGTCAAATAGGATTTGTTAATGTTTATTTCGTTACCAATGGGTTATTATTAACAGAATCTCGTAGCCGTTCTATTCTTAGATCTGGATTGACACGTATCGGTATAAGTATTGATGCAGCAACTTCAGAAATCTATAATAAACAGAGAAAGAATGGTTTTTATGAAGATGTAGTAAAAAATGTAAAAAGGTTGATAAAATTGAGAAATGAAATGGAACTTGATACTCCTCTCATTAGGGTTTCATTTTTAAAAAATAATCTTAATGTTCATGAGACGGTAGATTTTTTTAATCAATGGAAAAGTATTGCAGATTTAATAACATTTCAAACAATGAACGAGTTGCCTTCTCACTCTACTGGACTATCTACAGATTCATTTAAAAATCCTAAACCATGTGATTTTCCATTTAAACAACTTGTTATTGATCATGAAGGAAACATTTTACCCTGTTGTAAACTTGCAGGTCGTAATCTTAAAATTGGAACCATTGATTCAATGTCAATTCAACAAGCATGGCAATCCGAAAAAATGAAAGAATTGCGAATATTGCATGGAGAAAATAGATGGCAAGAAAATCCCATTTGCAAATTTTGTTTGACAAATTGTTGATTTTCTCCTAAATTAATTAAAAATAAAAGGTTTATTATGATTGCAACAAATTGGTTTCAAAAAAAATGGGGTCTTGACGATCCTGTTTTAATTGATGAACTTTACTCTAGAATTGTAGATCTAGAACAAAGAGTTAGAGTTCTTGAAGAAGAAAATATAAGTACTACTAACGAATTGTATCGTATGGAGAACTCTTTAGATTCTCGTATAGATATTATTGCAGAACATTGTGGAGTTAATTACGATGTATGAGTTTGATCAATTTGAAAAGGCAATTGCTCACTTTGGCACAAGAGTTGATATTATCGTTGCCCTTGAAATGGGAGGAAAAATTGATGCTAATACTGCCTATAAGGAAATTAAAGCAGAACTCAAAGAACTCAAACGAGCAAAAAAACAATACGCTAAGGACATGTGATAAATGTGGTGAAGAAAAGCCATTAACTTCTAATCATTTTCAAGTTGTTAAACAGTTCAGAAGTGGTTTTTCTTATTGGTGTAATGAGTGCAATAAACCTAAGCCTAAAGATTGAATTATAAATATTCTAAAGAAACTAATAGTTTATAAGAACCAATGGCTAAATTGACATCTACAGCATTAAGATTTACGGATTCTCCTGTAGATGAAATAACTACAAGAACTTGGATTTTTCCTAAAAATACTGCTTGGATATTTTTTCAAGCATCTGCTCCTACCGGATGGACAAAATTAACTACTAAACCTGGAACTACAACTTCACTTAATGATAGAGCACTTAGAGTTGTGAGTGGAAGTGGAGGAGGAGTAGCCGGAAGCAACGCTTTTTCATCTATGATGACCAGCACATATTTTAACTATGCTGGTAATGTTGGCACTACCGATAAAACAGGAGGCCACCCTTTAGCTGAGGGTGAAATACCCATTCACGACCATTCTACACCCAGTTCGGTTTATTCATTATCTGCAAATCCAGCAGTATTCAACCCCGACGGCAGTTTTAATAGTTGGAGTGGTGGTGATGTGGGAAGGCCCGCTCCTGGTGGAACTGGGCCTTGGGTGAGAAATACTCCCTCCACTGGAAGTAATATTAGTCCTGCTACTGCTGCAACACATGATCATCCTGTTGCTGCAACTGCTCCTATTAGTGTTCCAATTTCTTTAGCTGTTCGTTATATTGATGTTATTGTTTGTTCTTTTGATGGATAAATACTTTTAATAAGATCCGTAGTTTACATTATATAATATGACAACCAAAATAACATCCACTGGAGTAACTTTTGATGATGGTACAAGTTTGTCTTCAAAGTATGGTATAATACCACAAAGTAGTGTATCAATATTTTTTCAAACAGCCGCTCCTACTGGATGGACAAAATCTACATCTAATAATGACAGAACACTTAGAGTTGTTACTGGAAATGGTGGAGGTACAGGCGGAACCACAGCTTTTAGTACTATCTTTCCTACTTCTACTACACCAATATCAGTTACAAATATACCTTTAAGTGGGAGTACTGGATCCACTACTCTTAGTGCTTCACAAATACCCGGACATACACACCCTCAAGGAGGGGTATCTTTCAGTCCAGGCGCCGGTGATGTTAGTAGCGCTGCCGGTTGGACTAGGAATGCCACCACTACTGGATCTGGACCCTCCAGCGGCGGTGGATCTCATAGTCATCCTTGGTCTGGTACAGGTAGCCTTTCTACTAGTTTTGATCTCAGACTTCAATATATTGATGTTATCGTTTGCACTTTTAATTAATTTCTGATATAATAAAAGATATTATTTTTTTAATATGAAAAAAAATCAATCTGGAACTTTTTGCCCTCTAATTAAAAAAGATTGTGTTGAACATAAATGTTCTTGGTGGATGCATGTAAGAGGAATGAATCCAAATACTGGAGAAGATGTAGATCATTGGGCATGTGCGGTAACTTGGATGCCTATGTTAACTATTGAAAATTCTCAACAACAAAGACAAACTGGAGCAGCAGTAGAGTCGTTTAGAAATGAAGTAGTAAAATCTAACAATCAAAATAGAGAACTATATATTGAAGCACTTCAACAAAATGGTGTTTTGCCAGTAAATGTCACTTCTTTGACTAATACAAATATATTGCCAGAAACAAATGTAGGGGAATAAAAAATGAAACTGACCATTATACCGGCAGATAATGCTGTTTATATAGATGAAAAGTGTTATCTAGACATCGACCTAAGTTGGATTCCCAACATTGAGGACAAAAAAGTTCATGCTATTCAATGGTTAGACGAGGATGATGATGGTATTGGGGAGGGTGAAATTGAGTTTGTTGGTCCTGCTCAAAATTTAAAAATTACTTCTTTAGTCTTGGAAGGAGTTTGTAGCTTTGAAAAAGCAATTGACCAGTGGAAGGCAAAAAAACAAGAAGAAGATGAGTTGTTTAAAAAATACTTGGAAGAACAAGAAAGATTAAAAAAAGAAGAAGAGGAACTTAGACAGGTGCAGTTTCTGGAAACGCATATTCCAGCTTCAAATAATGAAGAAGATGAAGATGAAGATTTATTCTACGATATTGAAGAACTTTTGAAAGAAATTTAAATTATTGATTATATCTCATGAATAATAAATTAATTGAAAGCAACTATATTGTATTGCCAAATTTTATTTCAACGGAAAGATCATCAGATCTTTCATTTGAGTTTTTAAAATATTGCAAAGAAAACAATTTGGATGGAGATGCACAGGCTCCAGATTCTTTTTCTGCATATAATTATATTCCATTTCTAGAATTACTCTGCGAAAAAACTCCAGAAGTCTCTTCTGCAATTGGAGAAACGGTTTTACCTACTTATACCTATGCAAGAGTATATAAAAATGGAAGTGAATTACTCCATCATACGGATAGAGATGCTTGTGAGATATCATTGACATTACATTTGCATGGAGATTCTACTTGGCCAATATGGATTGAAACTCCAAACGGAGAGCAACGCTCTGTAGATTTAAATCCAGGGGATGCAATGATATATCTTGGTAGAACTGCACCTCATTGGAGAGAAAAATATGGCGGTGAATATTATACTCAAGTTTTCTTACACTATGTAAGAAGTCGTGGAGATTGCGCCTATACATATTTTGATAAACTTAGGGAAGATTGTAAACCAGAAACAGAAAATACCTCCGTTGGAACAATCTCCGAAAAGTCATCACCTGTTGAACAGAAAATAATCGAAAAAAATATAATTTCTTCCAAGAGTAAAAAATCTTTGGATGATTATATTTTTACATTGGATAATGTTGTTCCTGATGAATTATGTGATAGAATTTTAAAGGAGTATAGTGAATCTATTCTTTGGCAACCAACTAGTATTGCGAGCGGTACAGTAGAAACTAATATTAGAAATTGTGATGTCATTAGTATTACATTGGGTAATGTGCTTGATGAGAATTATGATATTAGAAAAAAGATAGATGAAGATTTTTATATTTGTGCCTCAAAAGCAATAAATGAGTATAGGAAATTATTTCCAGAAGTTGCTTCAGAAATTGACACAGGATATGATTTGTTAAGATACAAAGAGGGTCAATTTTATACTCAACATACGGATTCATTTAAAGCTCAACAGAGATCCGTAAGTTGTTCCTTCTTGCTGAATGATGATTATGATGGTGGAGAATTTGCATTTTTTGATAGAGAAATTATTATCAAGGGCGCCAAAGGATCTATAGTAATGTTCCCTTCTAACTTTATGTTTCCACATGAGGTCATGCCTGTTACTTCGGGAACTAGATATTCAATCATTACATGGTATGTCTGATAAACTTAAAGGTATTCCCAGCATCTACTATCTTAATTTAGATTCTGAAGTAGACAGAAGAAAATACATGGAAAGACAATTTGAGAAATGGAATCTCAACAATGTAAAGAGATTTTCTGGATCAAATTACCTTGTGGAAAATTATAATGATTGGGAAAATATTTTACATTTTCCAAAATTAATTATTACTAAACCTCATAGGTTATCTGCTTCGATCACTCTTTCTACTCTTGAAATGATTAGATATTGGTTGGAGACGACCGATGAAAAGTATTTAATTTTGATGGAAGATGATTATGATTTAAATTTGATTGAACACTGGCACTTTGATTGGGAATATCTAATGTCAAATATTCCTTATGATTGGGATTGTATTCAATTGGGATTTGAATCTACACGATATATTCCATTTTTTCTTTATCCAAAAGATCAAAATAGTACCTTTGGTCCCGTTTTAATTAATAGACACTTTGCTCAGAAGTTAATTAATTTGCATTATGTCAAAGAAAAGTATATGTTAATCCGTAAATATGGGAGACATCCTTTTAACACCGGTTACAGAGTTGTTTCATTAGATACTTTTCTTCCTTTTTTGGGGAAAACATATCAAATTCCTCTTATCACTCAAAATCCGTATCTAGATAGAGTTCCCAAAAAACACCATTTTATTTGTAGAGACATTTACTATGATTGGTGGCAAAATAAAAGAGATAATTTCACTTTAGAAGACTTCTTTTCTTATGGGAAAGAAAACGACGGTGATATGGTGGAGTATGTAAACTACTAATGGGTATTCACTCTAAGTTAGATGGTCTTCCTCCCATTTATTATTTTAATTTAGACCATCGAACGGATCGCAAAGAATATCTAGAACACCAATTTTATACTTATGGTATAAGTGATTATTATAGAGTAAATTCTTCCAGGTACTCAGTAGATAATTATGATGAGTGGAAATCAAAACTCATTATGAATAAGCTTAGAACTCAAGTGTGGTTCTTAGCTACTTTAATTGATCGGATGCACGGTATAATTGATTGGTACAACTCTAATGTTTCTGAAACTTGTTTAGTTGTCGAAGATGATTTTTGTTTAGAGTCAGTTGAACATTGGAATTTTGATTGGAATACATTTATTAGTAAGTTACCTTGTAACTGGGAATGTATTCAACTCCATATCATTGGAGAAAAGTTTTTGACAATGAATTTATCCAAGTGGAATAGAAATAACCATTCAACTGGATGCATATTGATTAATAGATCATACGCACAAAAACTTATCAATCTTCATTACATAGATAATAAATTCAAATTGTATTCCAATTATGGATACAACAAAAATTGGCCAGAGTATCACTATCAATCTGTGGACTTTGTTTTATATCAAATAGGAATTACATATTCAATTCCACTTTTTACGACAAATTATAATTTTCTAAGTGATGGACTTAGAAATGGAAAAATAAATAACATGTCTAAAAATTGTGATGTTTTAGTTTTAGATTGGTGGAAAAATAAATCTAAAGATTATACTTTAGACGATATTTTTTATTTGAATTCAGTTAAGAGAAGTCAATTAATTGTAGAAGTTAATCATGAACTTAAAAGATAAATTGAAAGGACTTCCACCTATCATTTTAGCCACTATTGATGAAAGATCTGATAAAAAAGAATATACTGAAACCCAATATGATTATTGGGGGATCAAAGATTATACAGTAGTGTCTGGATCTAAGTATCAACTCTCAACCTATGAAGATTACTGGAAAGACTTGGTTATTCTGAATCCATTCCCTGAGGGATATAAAAGAAAAAATTGGCATATTGCAGAGATTTCTATAACTCTTGCTCATCTAATCAACATTAAAAATTGGTTAGAAACTACGAATGATCAGTATGTAATCATCATGGAGGATGATTATGACCTTAGTTTTATTGAACATTGGCATTTTGATTGGGAATGTCTGATGAATAACCTCCCATACGATTGGGACTGTATTCAAATGAGTTTTGAAAATGAGAAACTTGTGCCCTGTTATTTGCATCCCATTCTATCTGGCCATGACACCGGAGCCTCTTTAATTAATAGAAGATATGCTGAAAAAATAATAAGTCTTCATTATAAAGATGGTAAATTTGATCTTTCTCAAAAAATTTGTAATTACAAATGGTCATATTCTGGATTAGAAATGCCAAATTTTACTACAGATTATTTTCTTGGACACAACGGAAAAACTTATTGCATTCCTTTAATATCTGTAAATCAGAATCTTGGTAGTTGGGCTCAAAATATTGATCGGAAAAAGGAACGGGTTGATTTAGAGTTTTCTTATAAAGCCTATCAAAAATGGTGGACAGAATTAAGAGATCAGTATACTTTGGAAGAGTTTTTTACCTATGGTAAACCAAATGATAAAATAATTACACCAAAAGAGTTTGAAAATGAATTTAAGTAATAAACTAAAAGGTCTTCCACCTATTGCTTTATTGACTCTTGATGAAAGGCTAGATAAACAAGAATATACTGAATCCCAATATGATTATTGGGGAATTAGAGATTATAAAAAAGTATCTGGATCCAAATATCAATTTTCAACCTATGAAGATTGGAAAGATTTGGTTATTTTAAATTCTTTTGATAATTATAAGAAAAAAGATCGTCACATTACTGATATGAGCATTGCTCTTTCTTATCTACAAATAATAAAAAATTGGTTGGAGACTACTAATGAGAAACATTTGATTCTGATGGAAGACGACTACGATCTTAGTTTCATTGAGTATTGGCATTTTGATTGGCAATATTTAATGAATAATATTCCATATGATTGGGATTGTATACAGATGAGTTTTGAAAACCCAAATATAATTCCGTGTTTCTTGCATCCCATTTTATCTGGCCATGGTGTAGGCGCTTCTTTAATTAATAGAAGATATGCTGAAAAAATAATAAGTCTTCATTATAAAGATGGTAAATTTGATCTTTCTCAAAAAATATCTAATCGTCAATGGACACTGCCTCCTAATTTTACAGTAGATTATTTTCTTGGTCACAATGGAAAAACTTATTGTTTACCATTAATTTCTGTAAATCAAAATATGGGTAGTTATCCAGAAAATATCTGCAGAAAAGATGAAAGAACTGACTTGCAATTTTCTTATAAAGCGTACCAAAAATGGTGGACAGAACTTAGAGATGAATACACGTTGGAAGAATTCTTTACCTATGGTAAACCAAATGATAGAATAATTACATTGAGAGAATTGAAAAATGTTTGAGTATGTTACTGAGTTTGAGAATCAAATTGCAGAGTTTTTTGGAGCTCCATATGCAGTAGCTACTGATTCGTGTACTCATGCTTTAGAACTTTGTTTGAGACATACTCAAGAAGATAATATCACACTTCCAAAAAGAACCTATGTGTCAGTTCCAATGACTTGTATGAAACTGGGATTGAATTGGTATTGGACTGAAGAAGAGTGGTATGATTATTACTACTTGGGATTTACAAACATCATCGATGCAGCTGTTCTTTGGGGTGAAAATACATATATTCCTGGGACATTTATGTGTTTAAGTTTTCAGTTTAAAAAACATTTAAACCTTGGCCGAGGTGGTGCAATTTTGTTGCAAAATAAAGAAGATTATGATACACTTAAAAAAATGTCTTATGATGGTCGTGATCTTAGTCGTCCATGGGCCGAACAGGATATAACTACTATAGGGTATCATTATTACATGACTCCTGAGGTGGCCAAAATCGGAATTGAATTACTAAATGAGCGGAAAAAAATTCCCGGTAAAAAATGGAGCCACAGGGATTACCCGGATTTAACTCAAATGTCAGTGTTTAAATGATTAGTTATATAGAACCAAATTGGAATATTGAGGATTTTTATAATCTTGATTATGTTTTAGCCACTCATAAAGATGAGGAGTTGGTTGATCAATACTTGATGTCTGGTCATAGTAAGGAAAAACTTTCCATTTATAAGTATCAATTACCAAATCCTATGCCAAAGTGTGTGGATGATTATATTATTCCCCATTTTGGTTTTTGGGACAAAGTAGCTCCTGCAGTCAATCATTTCAAACCTGGCCAATATTTACCTCTTCATACCGATTTATATGGTAGATATGTGGAAATAAATGATGTGGATTCGGATAAAGTGATGAGATGTATGGTTATGTTGGAGGACAGTTCACCAGGACAAATCTTACAGATTAAAGATATTGCACATTGTAAGTGGAAATCTGGAGATTGTTTTTATTGGAACTATGATGAAATACATGCATTTTATAATTTTAGTATGAAAGATAGATATGCGATTCAAGTCACGGGAGTTATAAAATGAATAGTCAAAATGAATGGGATAAATTAAAAAAAGTAATTGTGGGAGTTGCAGATTATGCAAGAGTTCCTGAAGTAGATCTTAGTGTTCGTACAATTAATTATGCAGATAGAAAAGATGTTTCGGATGTTCCAGTAGGTCCATATCCCCAACAAGTTATAGATGAAGCTAACGAAGATCTAGAAACTTTTGTTAAATTTCTGTTGGGTGAAGATGTAGAAGTTGTAAGGGCAAAAAGAACGACAACAGACTATTACAATTTTTGTCCCAGAGATGTAATTTTTACTCATAAAGATCTTACTGTAGCAACTCCAATGGCATTGGAATGCAGAAAAGATGCATGGAAAGCTGTAATTGATCGTCTAGATACAACCATCATTGTTCCTTGCAAACATCAGAAAGAACTTTACAATGAAAATTGTGTAGGAGATAAAAATACTCTTGCACTCACAGAAGTTACTCCTGCTTTTGATGCGGCAAACATCATTCGTGCAAATGATGATATTTTGTATCTTGTATCAAATAGTGGAAATATTGCTGGAGCTAATTTATTGCAAGAAATGCTTGGAAATCGTGCAAAAGTACATCTCCTTCAAGGTGTTTATAGTTACATGCATATAGACACCACGATTGCATTTCTTCGTGAAGGTTTAATGTTATTAAATCCAGAAAGAATTAAATCTGTGGATGTTCTTCCAGAACCTTTTAGAAACTGGGATGTAGTCTGGTGTCCAGAACCTGTAGATATTGGATATTATCCAGGTTATAATCATGCTTCAGAATGGGTTAATATGAATCTATTCAGTGTGAATCCAAATCTAGTTGCTTTGGAAGAACATCAAGAGCCGACTAGAAAAGAATTGGAAAAACATGGTATAGAGTGTGCAATGCTTCCCATGAGACATGGAAGAACATTAAGTGGGATTTTCCACTGTGTTACATTAGATCTTGAAAGGGAATAATGGACTTAGAAAATAAACTTAAAGGGTTTCCGCCAATTTACTATATCAATCTAGAGCATAGGGTTGATAGAATGGAATCGATGGTATCTCAATTTAATCATTGGGGTATAACAAATTACCATAGAGTTAATGCTTCTAAGTATCACATTTCAAAATACGATGAGTGGAAACATATAGTTGTAGAGGAGGAAATTTTAGATTCTTTGTCCTCAATGTCAGTTGCATTAAACAATATTGAAACGATTATAAAGTGGTATGACACCTATCCATCAGAAACTTGTATCATGATGGAAGATGATCTGTCAATGGAAAATATTAAGTATTGGAATTTTGATTGGACTTACTTTGAAAATAATTTGCCAGAAAATTGGGAGTGCGTTCAACTTTATTTTTGTAGTCCATATTCAGAGGATGGATTATCGATTCCTATGTTTTTACACAAAAGAAATAGATACGGGGCTGGTGCTGCATATCTAATCAATCGTTCATATGCAAAAAAAGTTAAAGATTTGATGTATCGTGACGGTAAGTATAGATTAACTTATAGGGATAATTCTTACCATAAAAGATATAGTAAAGTCGAAGTCATACACGACGCTAATTTATTTGATATTGGAGTTACTTATTCAGTACCGCTTTTTAATCTTAATCCAGATTTAGGTGGAGATAATGTACAAAATGGAAATAAAATGTATCCTATAGATATAATTATTGGTAGATTGATAAGAGATTGGTGGAAAAATTATCATCACAAATTTCCATTGGAAGATTTTTTTACTTATGGTAAACCAAATGATGATAAAATGACTATGAGAGTAAAACTAGAAGATATAAACAAGTTCTTAGAAAAATGTTAATATTAAGTGTTCATTTAGGACATAATTCTTCAATATGTCTTCTTGATAATGGTAATGTGGAAAAATATTTTTTAATAGAAAGATTTACCAGAAAGAAGTATGATTATAATAAAAAAGTAATATTAAATTTAGTAAACACGCTTTCTCATAAACTGAAAGAAAAATTGGATATACTTTGTGTATCTAATTTTAAACCACAAAACGGAGATGAGACTATATCAACAATTTTTGAAGTATGTAAAAAATATAATCCAAATGTAAAGTTGGTGTTGCAACAAGACCATCATTTGAATCACGCTTCTATTGCTTTTTACAATAGTAAATTTGACGAAAGTTTAGTTGTTGTAGCTGATGGATCTGGATCTGAAATAAAAGCCAATATTGTTGAGGTAGAAAGTGTTTTTATATTCAACAGAGACAAAAATACTTTAATTTATAAAAAAGCTGTAGATGGTTTTTCTTCATTTGATTTTCCTTGGGGTAAAGTTGGAGTGGGTGGATTATATGACATGGCTTCGGTGTTAATTGGAAATACGCCAGATGATTGTGGAAAAGCAATGGGGCTTTCATCTTATGGATCTTCAAATAAATTATTTGATAATTTGATCCTGCAACAGAATCCAGAAATAAAACCAATTAAAAAAGTAGAACCAGATAATTATCAATTACATGCAGACTTTTGTTATGAGGTTCAACAACAAACGCAAAAAATAATAGGAGATTTAATAGAAGATTCAATACAAAAAACCGGAATCAAGAAGGTTTGCATTTCTGGTGGGTATGGTATGAATGTTGTCGCAAATTACTATTATTTGCGGAGATTTCCTGATGTGGAGTTTTATTTTGAACCAATATGCAATGACAATGGGGTAAGTATTGGTGCTGCAATGAATTCTTATTTTGAATTGACTGGAAAAATTCCAAATCCCATTGAAACATCCTTTTTTCATGGTACATGTTATGATGTTTCTTCATATAAAGGTAAAACAACTTCAATAAAAAATATTGCCAATTTGTTGGATAAAAATAAATCCGTCGCCGTTTATACTAAGTTGGCAGAATCCGGTCAGAGAGCTCTAGGAAATCGTTCTATATTTTTTAATGCACTTAATCCAGATGCAAAAGATATTGTAAATAAAATTAAAAAAAGAGAATGGTATCGTCCTTTTGCCTGTGTAGTATTGGAAGAAGATGCTAGTATTTACTTTGATATGGGTAAAATCAAATCAAGTCCTTTTATGACTATATGTTTTCCAGTCAGAACGGAATATGTTAGAATAATACCTGGAGTAACTCATGTTGATAATACTTGTAGAATTCAAACTGTTTCTAAAAATGATGGATATTTATATGAACTTTTGCAAGAGTTCAAAAAATTATCAGGACATGGTATACTTTTAAATACTAGTTTAAATTTAGCTGGCCAACCTTTAGTAGAAACTCCAACGGATGCACTTAACACTCTAATTAACTCCCATTTGGAGTATCTCTGGTTTGAAGAAACACACCAATTATATGGAAAATAAACAATTACACGAATCCGGTCTCAATGTAACTCAAAACTCAGATGGTTCATATGCATTTGAGTGGAATCCAAAAGATCCAAGATGGTCTTGGTTGAATGGGTTGACAGATAAGGAAATTCAAGTTATTATGGAACAAGCAATTCAACAAGATCTCCATGACGAGTAAAGTTTGGGAAGTGATGAATGAACTTGAGATGGTAACATCTAAGATTTGTTCTGCTCGTGAAATGATTGACGTTGTAACGGAGTCAATTCAAAACCACGATTATGATAGAGCAGAAGCCATGGCTAATGCTGCTTATGAGTTTCTTGGTTATTATTTGGAAGAGTTTGATGTTAAATTCAAACTTGCTTGGAATGAAACTGTAGTTAAATCAAAACAAGAAGATTCATGTATGCCGCCTTGGGGTCATAGTGATTTAGAGTATCTTTCTAAACACAAAGAACCTCTGAGTTGTGATAAAGATGATCCTTCTCCAGAGTGTCAAGGTGCATGGAATGATTTCTGGGAAGAAAACTACTATCCAGAAGAACACTCTGAGAATTATCATGATTATAGTAGGAATGATCCAACTCGTTTGAAGTATGAAGACGGATGGGTGTATGAGTCTCCCGATGGTGGTAAGACTGTAACCAAACGCAAAGTCGGATCTACAGAAAAGATCGTAGTAAAAGAAAATAAAGTAAAGAAGTGGGTTCTTCCTGTTGAAGTAGATGGTCCAAGTGCTGAATACTTTGTAACTTTCCCTGATGATCTTTTGGAGGCAGCAAATCTGAAAGAAGGTGATCAAGTTCATTGGATTGATCGGGGTGATGGTTCTTATCTGTTGCGTAAGGTAACACAACCTCTCGGAATGGATGAGTGTTGATGTATACTCTTCAACTACTTGCTCCATTTGTTGCTGGACTCTGTTTTGATAATTTTATGAGAGCTCAAGGAGAATGGTGTAATTTTAGAGAACCTCCTGATCTTGTGTTAAAATATGATAAACAAGATCCCAAAGACGCTTGTTATAAAGATGGTATCTATTATCCTCGTTGCAAAGATTTGGAGAATCCTGACATTCTTTATTATCACAATTTGTTATACGGCGCAAAAAAATGACTAATTACGATAAACTGATTGATGCAATTTCAAATGAAATTTATAGTTTGAATCTTTCCAATGAAAGTTGGAATGAAGATGCAGCAAAGAAAACCTCTAGACGAATTCTAGAAATTGTAGAAGAATTTCAACAAAAACGATCAAATCCTATTTTTTAATTATGGCACTGTCTGAATCTGTAGAAACTAGTTTGAGAGAAGCGGAAGCTGCATTGCGTAATGCATTGGCTTATGCAGCCCGTCAAGAAAAACCATTTGTTGGTAAACACATTGCTGAAATGATTATGGACATTGACAATCTCATTTCTGCAGATAAACTCATCGACAAGTTGGAAGAGAGAATGAATGGTGACGATGACTCCAAAAGGGGTCGTTGGGGTCCATTTGGTTCTTGACTAGATAGTGATAGCTCATAAAAAAGGTCATGCATGAGTTACCAATAGAACCCTATAAGACAATATTGGTTTTAAATTCTAGTTATGAACCAATTAATTTTACAAATTGGAAAAGAGCCATCGTTCTTCTTCTAAAAGAAAAGGCCCAAGTTCTCTCAAGTAGAGTTATTCGTCTACTGGATTATGTAAAGTTACCTCTGTCTAAGATCATGAATATTACACCTTCTAGGTCTATGATCTATAAGAGGGACAATCATACTTGCCAATATTGTGGTGCAAGATCTAAACTAACCATAGATCATGTGCTCCCTCGTTCAAGGGGTGGAGAAGATACTTGGGAAAATTTAGTCGTTGCATGTAGTTCATGCAATACAAAAAAAGGTAGTATGCTTTTGGAACATACTGGAATGAAACTTGCAAGAAAACCAAGAGCTCCAGTGAACAAAATGATTTTTGATCTTGAAAAAACTAATGTAGAGGAGTGGAAGCAGTATCATTATGACTGAACCTAACGAATTTGGTAAAGCACTGCAAGAATGGTGGGATTCTGACGCCTGCAAACAACTTCAAAAATCCCATAAAGAAGGAGTTGAACGAGCAGTAGGAAAGTATTTTATGCTTTCTGAAGAAGACAAACTTGATATGATTCAGGCAATCTGTTACATTATGTGTAAAGCAGAAAGTGAAGGAACTAGTCATCGTGGGCTCCAAGATGCACTTGGAGTTTATCCTGCTGGTTTCTGGGTGAGTGAACTTATGGATGTTCACAATGCTCTCTGGTCTTATTATCACGACCAAAAGAAAGAAAAAGAACTTAGAGATGATCTAGATAATCTTGATAAATTTTTGGAATCTAAAGAATGAGTTGGTATCGTAGATTTAAAAATAGAAAATATCGTCCACCATATGATATTAATGGTAAAGATATTGAAGATTTAGTACAAGAATATTTTAATGAGAATGAATTAAATTATTCTCGTCGATGGGTTGATTATAGATTTGATAAAGCTGTTCTGCGAGTGATGCGTAGAACTCCATATGAATTTGCTCTTGATGAAATTCATACTCTATTTGCAACTTTAACTCCTCTTCCTGAATATTACATTGAACTTGATTATATTCGTCAAGAACTAAAGTGGTTTAGAGAACTCATTGATAATGATCAAGAATTGATCTATACTTTAGATTGGTTGTTGGATCCTACAACAAGGCCAATTTATTTCTTTATGAAATATAGATCTGTTTATCTAAATCATATTCAGATAAGTAATTTGTTTAAACCTGGATTATTAGTATCTTTATTTCCTTGTGATCCAGATTTTGGAAATATTTACTATAATAGTGAAGATGTAACAAAGGTTGTTGCAGGATCCGAAAAACGTGGTAAAATATGGGAATCTGGTGGATTTTCCAAGCATAGAATCTTTGGTCATCAATGGGCTAGATCTAAAGGCGAATTTGGACAAGGAAATGGTTTTGAACCTCTTGACCATCCTAGATTTAAAT